GACCACCACTAGCTACATCAAAAGCAGAGTTTTCAATATCGGAGTTGGTATTGTCCCAGAGGTATGAGCCAGCCGTATCGGTTGAGTTACGAAACACGCACGAACGCAACACTGCGCCTGTGTCCGTCACTTGTCCGCAATCCTGAAACGTTGCGCCAGTGTAGGTATTGGTGCTGGCACCTAGCCTCACTGGGTTAGTTGCCGCATCAAAACCACGCAGCGTCGAGTTAGTCACCGTCACGTCGCTCGCCGTGTTGAAGTCGATAGAACGCGCAGCATCAGCGCCGTTCACGTCCGGGTTAGCGTCTGCGATACAAGAAAAACGAGTCAACGTGATAGGGTCGGCGTCAGTGCTCGAAAGCGATACCGTTGAAAGAGACGAATCCGTATTCGTGCCGTCGTAATAAACTGGATCTTCAAACACCAGCGTTTCATCAGACGTGCTAATTCCAGTCGCGTCAGGCGACAAAATCAAACTGGCTTTCGTAAATCCAACGCCTGAACGACTCTCAATGACGCCGTACAGTCCCGCGTCATCAAACGCAATCAAGTCGGAAACCAAGGAAGTCGTGTTGCCGCTAACGGTCAGGCCTGCATCGGGTAACGATAAAACCTCGTCTATGTAGAAGTTCGGGTCGCCGCCCGAGCCACCCGACGCGTTAACAACAAAACCCGCATAGCGAATAGCGCTCAACGTCGCGGCTGTGCCGCTGTTCGATGTTTCTGCGTTAGATGTGGATATGGCAACAATTTGATAACCCGCCTTATACGTGTCGCTTCCCGCGACGTTCCAATCTGACTGGTTGCCGCTGGTATCCTCCAGCCGAATCACGCCACCCGCGCTTGCGATGGTAGCCGCGAATCCCCCGACTAACAGATAGCGAATGACAATGACGGTGTTTCTTAAATCGGTGCCTGTGGCGTTGACCTCGTAGCCCATGCCCTTGATGCCGGAAAATTTCCGGCCTCGCGCTGACGTAGACGAGAAAAAGTTGTTAGTCGTATCGGACGAACCAGAGCCGCCGCCGTAGTCAGTCCAGGTGCCACCGCCTGTCTGCGTGTGAACGGTTAAACCTGTTACGGTGATCGCCATTAGGCAGGCACCAGCGTTACGGTATCGCCGCTCTCAAGAGAGTCTGCAATCAGTAGTTCAGCGACTAGCGGAACTCCGTTTTTCAACAGCCGATACGAAGACGCGTCCAGGCTTAGGGACGCGCACATATCGTCAAAAAACTGTTTCACAGTCCAATAGTCATGCTTATCTACGTTCCACTGATTTGTATAGAACGTGACGTTAGCCGGGAATGTAACTGTGACGTGATACCGCTCGTGCGACATTTATGCCAGCGCAGCGACTGCTGCCTTTGCTTTCTTAACCACATCGGCGCCAGCGGCAAGCTGACCTTTTAGCGCGGAGCATTCTGAGTGCAGCTTTTCGTTCTCCTTCTTGAGCTGGTCAATCTGCTTGCGGTGGCTGCTGCATTCTTTCTTCATCTCGGCAATCACCGCATTAAGCGAGTCGTCATGCGACCTGACTTCTGCGTTAATCTGATTACGCTCAACGATAGCGTTTTTAACAATCTCCTTAGCCTCGGCCTTTGCATCCGCCAAGGTCTTTTCGGCTGCTTCTTTCATGGCCGAGCATTCAGCTTTCAGTTCAGCCAGTTCTTTTCTGGCTTTCTCAACTGCGTTCAGCGTCTCGTTCTTCGCCTGCTCAACGGAACCAGCGTCCTCTAGCATGTCAGCTACTGCGCACAGTGACTGCATGCTACGAACAAATTTACGCGCTTCTTCAGCGGCTTTAATCAGGTCGTTCGACATCTTATTTCCTCGCCAGGAGCGTAACGGTCAACGCGGTGGTGCCGTCGCCTGCGCTTACGTTGGGGCGTATAAACGCCACAAGTTCTGAGATAGCCTCAATTTTACCTGCGGTGACTGCCAATGCGTTACCTTGAGGGTCAGTCAGCGTGAAATAGTTGGTGCCATCAAGCGAGCCCTCGATGTTGACGTTGCCGCCAGTACCGAAAGTGCCGTTGACTTGGATCGAACGGTCAGAGTAAGCAGCCAGAGAGACGGGCGTACCGCTGTCACCATTGGCAAGACTAGACCACGTCACCGTGACCGCCTTGTCAAAGGACTGCTCTACTGCTGCCAAGGTGGATGCAATTACTGCCATGTTAACCTCTGGCTGGTTAAAAAAGCGGGGCCGAAGCCCCGCTCGGGTCAAAGCACGCTATCGTCAGAATCGTCTTCAGCGTCAGGAGTGGGGGGCTCCTGCGCCTTAGCTTCATCCTTTGGGGGACGGCCCCGACGCTTAGGCTCTTCAACTAGTTCCATCCAAGAACCCAACTGGTGAGAGCCTTGAATCTGGAACTCGTCTCCGGGTTCGCGCCATACGCCGAAAAACCCCGTAACTTTAGCGGTTACTTTCATTAACGAGTACCCCAAGAATCCTCTGAGCAGATAAACCCAGCGGTCAACTTGCCCGTGGTTGGTGCGGTACCAGTCACAGTATAGTTGAAACGGAGGTATTGCTCAGTAGTGTCGTGAGGAACCCAACGCACTCGAATCTTCTTGCCAGCCACGAGGTCAGCAAGGAGAACAGTCTCAGAATACAGAGTGGTTGCACTGCTGAACGCGTCAGTCGTGTCCATCTCAAAGTCAATCTGAAGACTGGTGAGGTTGTTGAAGTCTTCGGTTACTTGCACCAGCATCGGTACATAGCTGTTGCCCATGTCGTCGACAATGGACGTGCTGCCATGAACCCAGCTTCCTGGGGCAAGACGGTCATACAAGTTGGTCGAAGCAGCAGTCGCCGTGATTGCTTGCTGGTCCGAAAACAACTCTTCAGCGCTAAGAATAGCCATTTATGTTTCCTCGGTAAGTTGAAGTTACGGTTAACCAGCTCTATCAGGTGACTTGAGCTTCAGTGTTGACAATCTGGTCAACTTGACGAATCGGCATACCGCGATAAGTCATGATTTCACGACCATCGAGTTCCCGTGGCATCAAGCGAACAAAGTTATCGGATGCGCCAGAGTTCGTGCCTAGTGCGTCAAGCGCCTCAAACACGTCTTTGTTGCAGTAGATAACCGTGCGGCCTCGGCCAAAGTTACCGTCGATACCACCGCTTACAGTGCCGTTGTCCAGCGTACGGATGCCGTGAATCTGGTAATACGCTTTACGCATCAGTCCATACAAATCCACAGAACCCGCCTGCATGTTGCTAACGTCGATGTTAGCCACGCGTACAATTTTACGCCAGTCACGGACTGCTACACCACTGTGCATACGGAAGGTTTCTTCAAACGCATAGTAAGCGTTGCCAGAACCGTCCAGAACGCGCTGCTTGCCGTGGTCTTCGCGAATCAGACCGCCGCTGGTGCCTTCAGGGTAAATCAGGTGGCAGGAGTCAAGACCCCAGGTGATGAACCACACCGAGGTGTTATCAGAACCCGTGCCGCCACCGTCAACAATCTGAGAACCGTTCTCGGCAGACAGGCTGCTGAAACGTGGTGCCAGTCCGGTAATTTTCTCCGGGCTGGAGTCCTGGCTCTCGTAGATAACCGCACGCTGGTGTTCCTGAGACATCGCCTCAAGGTACGCCTGCGCTTCTTGTAGCCGGAATGCGTTGAGGTTTGGCTCAACTTCAGCAAGCCGTGCATCAACGGTTGAACGACCTTCCACGAAACCCGTGGTGTCTTCGACTTGGGTGCGCTGAGCTTTACTGTTAGGGATACCCGTGTAGAGCTTACCCCAAGTAACGCTCGGCAGGCCCGACAGCACGGTGTGCGTGTGAGTCTTGCCCTGGTTGCACTGGCGAACGACAGCGTCGTCCATCATCGCATTCGTTTGCGCCAACATATTGATAATGTCGGCCATTTGACCCGTCTTGGTTTGGCTTTTGTAGATATCCGCCAAGCCAAGGAAGGTGTTTCCAATGGTAGCCATTAGCTAGTTTCCTTCTGAAGTGTTGCCGTACCAACGGTCAACGATGGTTTCATTCGACGCGGGAGACGCTGTTTTCGCCTCCGATTGCGTCAATTGCTTGCCGACGCGATACATAAATCGCACGACCTCCGGGTGGTTCCCGTAACCGTGCATCTGCAAGGCATCCACGAGTTCCTTGGTCCCAAACTGCGTGATGGCCTGGTTAGCCACTGCAATCTTCTCGTCCATGTCTTTGCCGCCAATCTCATCATCAGCTTTAACGGCGTTGACCCACTCTTTCTGGATGTTATTCCACTGCTCAACCTGCTTTTCAGCGGCTAAATCCGCACCCTTGACATATCGGTCGACCAGTTTTTGCGCCTGTTCCTGAGTCAGCCCTAGTTCTTTGGCCTCCTCTTTGAACGCGCCAAGCATTTCCGTGTCGACTTCCATGCCTTCGGGCAGATTAAAATCCGCATACTCCTCAGGCACATCTGCTGCATCGTCGTCGCCTTCGCCTTCGTCACCTTTATCGTCGGTGTCCTCAGTGTCTGTGGCCTGCACTTCAACAGCTTCTTGCTCCTCTGCGGCGTTGTCGGCAGTCTCTACCGCTTCAGAGTCCGATTCGACGGCTTCGGTGATGTCTGCGCCGTCTAAACCCGTTTCTTCGCTCATTGTTTCTCCGTCAGCCTGTCGTTCATGATTTCAATCATCGACTCAGGCTTTGCCTTCATCATTTCGTTGTATACCCAGAGCCCTACGTCCCGCTTGCCCAGGTTGTAAAACGTCGTGCTGTTCCCCGTGAACATGTCAGACGCCAGCAACCCCGTCTGGTCAAGCAACCGCGTGATAAATCGACGCCCCGATGGCGTGCTTAACACCTGTTTCAGGTCGTCTAACTCAACCTGGCGCCGCTTTCGGTGCCTGGACTGAGCGCGACCTACCTGTTTTTCGTCGTCGTGGTCTATCACTGACCTACCCCAAGCACGTCATTCAGTACGTTTCCGCCCGTGGTCGGCGTGTCACCCAGCGTTTTCGCCGCGTCTACCGCCTGCTGCGCCAAACCAGACATCTGCTGCATCTGCTGCATCTGTGCTCGGCCCTCACGCACCGCTGCTACGTCCTCGTCGCTGTTTACTACGCGAGGTGGCACGCCCAGTTTCTCGGCCATCTCGTCTGCGGCTTCGTCTACGTCGACCTTATCGAGTACCTCAGGCTTCATCGCCGCCATGTTTCCGACGAATCCAATCCAGCGCTCCATCGCTCCGGTGTCGACCATGCGTTGCGCGTTCGCCAATACCGATACGAACTCGACTTCGATGTTCTCTTCCTGCAACTCCTCGGGCGGTGGCGGCAGTAACGCCGGACCCATGCCAGACCAGCCAGGCTCGGAGAGTTCCATCAGCATCTCGAACGTGTTTTCGACCAGCGGTTCGAGCAATTCGTCGTGCAGGTGCTCCAATACGGGCCCGAGCTGCAATAACTTCTCTTCTTGGCGTGCCGCAATCTCTGTCGCCGTCCGTACGTCGTCCTGACGCGATATCATCAGGAACAGGTCTGCGTACAGTGCGCGGTTAATCCGCATCTCGGTGCGCTCGATATCCACCGCCAACAGGTCAGGACGCGCCTGCACCTGATACAGCGACGAGAACACGTTGTTCGGGTCTTCGGTAAAATTCACAGCGCCAGGGAGCAGCGATACTGGAACGTTTTCGAGCGACTTCGGGGCCTTCATCGGCGGGTTGTTCTGCTTAGCAACCGCCTTCGCTTTCTCTTTTTCCTGTATCTGTAGCGACTTCGCATCGCCTAGCGCATCCATCGCCGGGGCATATCCGTACACGTCGCCAGAACGCGCCGCCCATCGTGGCGCGAATATCGGGAAACGGCGGTATCCGCGCACTCGTAACAACTGGTCTTCGGATTCGTCGTTGTGCGCGCCCAGTTCGTAGTAAATCGAACGCCATGCCGCATCGTCGGGCAGCTTCACGCCTTCCAGGTCGCATGTGTTCGTGGGTTCTATGACGTGGTGAACGCGAAACGTGGACGTGTAGTCCCC